GTAGGCCGTCTCATACGACATGCCGGCGACGGGTTTTAATTCGAGGTCGTACCAGACGGCATTGCTTTTGAGGATTTCGGTCGTGGTTTGCGATTGCAGCGCCGCGATGCGGTTTTGATCGTTCACGTTGCGCGGCTGCGCGTTGTTGACTTCCACATCGATCGGGAACGAGGCGCGGATTGCGTCCGCTTGCGCCTCGGCCGAGCCGTGAACTTGCTCGCGCACCGTCGCTTGGCGCTTCGACAGCGGGAACACCAGCCCGTCATCATTCGATGCGTCGATTGGCGGCGCGTAGCGCACATCGCTCGCCGGCAACGCGATCTCGCGGTTCGAATAAGCCTGATAGCCGGCCGCCATATAGCCGGGTTCCGCGTAGGTCGGCTCGCCGGGCTGATCTTGGATCGTCCCGCCATAGCCGATGGCACAACCGATAGTCACCGATCCGATAGCAAGCCCAGTCGAGCCATCGACGCCGAAATTGTAGTCGATGATCTTGCCAAGAGCTTGCCCGCCCGGCAGGTGGTCGTCGAATAGCCGCGCGTTCTTGCGACAAGACAGCGCGACGGCGCGCCCAAAGGTACAGTCGAATGTGATCTCGACGGCACGCGAACGGATCAATAAATGCGCGCGCGCAAGTGCAATCAGGTATTCGAGGCTCCATAGCCCGCGATCTGTGGGGAGATACGAGCGCCGGCCAAGGTGGCCGATGGGCGGCGGGCCGCCGGCTACGTTCAAGCCAACATCTTGTGAGTCCAGCGTGATCGCCAGAACATCGGCGTCCTCGGCCAACGTGACGATGTCTTGCACATCGGTCGAAAGTGTAAAACGCGCGTGCTCTTTACGTGGCCGGTTGGCTTCGTATTTTAGCGTCATGCTCGCCTGGACTTGCCAGAGCGGTACATAAAGACCGGTGCTTTCCTGCGTCGCGGGGATATTGATCGGATCGCTGTCCGGACCGCCTTCGTCAATCACGCCGGTCTGGAATTTGCGCATCAGGTCTGTGTAAAGGTAGGGACCGCGCATGATCGGCACCGAGCTTGAAATGCTGACCGACATCGTGTCGCCGGTGGCGTGCTTTTTCTCCTGGTTTTGCCAATTGACGCTGCAATTTACCGTATCGACGTTCTCGACATCGTTGAGATCGCGAGCCGAGGCGGCAACAACCGTCCACCCGCCGCTGAGGCTCGCGCCCGGTTTTGGCCATCCCGAAATCAGCGATTGCCCGGTGTAGGTCGCAACGTTAAGGCCGAATTGCAACGTGCCCGATGAGCTTTGAGTCCAATTGATCGCAGCGTCGACTGAAACGCTGCGCAGCGGCGTCCCGCCGAGATTAATCTTGACCGAGTCGTAGGGCACCTCGTCTGGCCCAAAATCCTCGATGCCATCCTCGCCGACCAGGACATCAGAAATATCGACCTCGTGCGTGACGCGATCAATCGACCAGAGTTGTGAGCGTCCCTCAAGCACGGTGTCAGGATCATCGAGCGAGGCGGGATTGATCCAGATCGGATCGTAATAGGGCCGCACCTTCAACAATTCCGCCTTCGCCGCTTTCAACGAGACAAAATTGGCCGGGCGCGCCGTGAACACCAGCGTCACTAATTCTTGATTGATGTCGGTCGGCACGGCGACTAATCGTCCGTAAAACAGCGGGACGAGATCGGCGCCATTCTGCCAAGACAGCCAAGCCCAGACGCGACGCGACGGCGCCAGCAGGCCTATGCGCGGATTCTTGATATCGATGGACAGACTCGCAAACTCGCCCTCGGCTTGCGCTACCTGAAACGAAAACACCTCCTCATCTTCGATCCTGTGCTCGGGCCCGAACGCAGTTTCGGCGTCGGCCCAGGCAAAGTAGAACGGTCCCGGCATCAGACTTCTTCCAGCTGCAACTGCCAGCTCACGGCTCCGCCATATTCATCGCGCGTCACCGAGAGGCCGGTCATCCGCATGGTGAGGATCGGGCGGTAGACCGTGAAATCGCCGGCGACACGTTCGGAATCAGCTACGGCGAGCCGTGCCGGCGAGCCGCCGGCCGTGACAAAGCTAAGCTCGGCGACGCACTCAACCGTGATGATCTGGCCAGGCCACAGCCCGTCGACCGCAGGCGGCTCCTGGTCCTGGCAGGAGATCGTGCTCTTGTACTTGCGGAACGATGCGTCACTCAGATCAGCCAGCGCGCCGTTGATGGTGCGCCGCAGCTGCACCGAGGCCTCGATCGGCTCGAGCGTCTGCGTCAGGCCGCGAGCCGAGTACGGTGGCACACCGACGCCGGCAAGGGTCAGCAATGTGCTCATCTCAACGTCCGCTGCCGTAGTAGCCGGGTCGCCGGCCGGCGCTGCGGATCTGCTTTCCCACCGCGACCTGCATCAGCTTTCGTGCGACGTCTTCGGGCGCGAGCAGCCCCGCGAAGCTGTCGGCGCCGATGGTCAGATTGATCGGTCGCAGAGAGGCGGTTGACGCTGACTGCGGCACCAGACCGCCGTCGGCAAAACTCAGCGGCTGGGGCATCAGCACTTGCAGTGAGCGGACAAGACCGCCCTCGGCAAACCGTTGGAACGCGCCGGGATCGAGCCGCATACGATTGAGCGCACTGAACAGCGACAGGCCGTATTTGCGTACCGCAGCAGCCCGGACAACGAATTCACCGTTCGACAGCCATGCCGGGATGGAGTCGCTGGTCGCCGAACCCGCCCCGAACACCGGACCGCCGCGAGCAAAGCCTCCGGCGCCGGCCGCAGCCTGCTGCTCGGTGCCGAACGCCTGTTGTGCCGCCGAGGCAATGGCGTTCCAGACGCCGACCGCGAACTCCTTCAATCGAGTGAGTAACCCGATCAACTGTTCGACGCCGGCGCTCCACTGCGAGCTAATGCTGCTCCAGGCGCCGCTAACGCCATCGGCGACGGCCTGCCATGCCGCTTGCGCGCTTGATTTGAGCGTCTCCCAAAGCAGGCCGATGGCGTCGACCCCGGCCTGGAAGACTGCCAGAACCTGGACCCAGAACGCCGCTGCGCCCGCCATTATCTGATCGAGGGCGGAGCGGGCCGCGGTTGCGACCACGTTCCACAGGGCGGTAAGCGCCGCGGCACCGCTTTGCCATACCGACTGCATGGCCATCCAGGCAGCTGCCGCACTGGCGGCAATGCCAAGAAAGGCGGTCTGTGCCGCTGCCAGCATGCCGTTCCAAAGCGCTGCGCCGACCTGCAGGAGCGCCTGGAACTGGGCGCCGAGCGCAGCACCGAGCCCCATGACGAATCCCAGGATTGCACCGAGGGCCGCGCGGGCGCGCTCGGCGAAGGCCGACCAGTCGACCGCCTGTACCAGCCGCACGGCGAGGAACCCGATCGCTGCGCCGATGGCGGCAATGGCGACCGGCACCGCGCCAAAGGCAGCGATGAGGCTAACGACTGCGACGCGGATGATGCCGAACACGCCGCCCAGCGCTCGCATCGCGATGAGCAGAATATTACCCGCGCCGGCCAGGATCGCGAACGTACCACGCAGCAAACCGAATGCACCGCCAACGAGCCGCAGCACTCCGGCAAGAAGCGTGAAAGCGCCGACCATCTTGGCGAGCAGCAGAACGACGCCGATGTCGGCGGCCGTCAGCTTGGTGCCGAAGATGCCGTTGATGGCCTCGGCGACGGTCTGCAGGATGACGACGAACGCCTGCAACGCCGGAACAATAACGGTCTGGGTGACGTTGGCGATGGCCCCGCCCAGTTCGACGATCAGTTGGCGGGCGGTCAGGATCCAGCCGGTCGTGATTGCTTCGGTATCGCCGGTCAATGCGCGCACCAGGTCGAGCAGCACCGGACGCACCTTGGCTGCGATCTCGCTCGCCCACAGGATCAGGTCGGTGCGGTTGCGGGCAATGGCTGCGGTGAACAGTTCGGCCGCATCGATGATTGCGGGCGCAAACAAGAGGCCGATGGAGTTCTTGGTGGCGCCGATACTGCGGCGCATGAGTGCCAGGGCATCGTTCATGTCCTTGGCGACCTTGAACTCGGTATTGGACATGATCAGGCCGAGGCCCTCAGCCCGTTTGCCGATGTCCTCGATCGCCTTGCGGCCGCCGCTGAGAAGCTCGACCAGCTGGGGGCCGAGGCGCCGGCCGAAGATTTCGACCACGCGGGCCGAGCGTTCGGCCGGGTTCGACAGCGCGCTGATCTCGTCGGCAAACCCCTTCAGCCGTTCGATGGCGTCACGGTTGCTGGGGCCCAGACTTTTAAGAGCCTTGTCGACGTCGATGATGGACTGCCCGCCACGCTGACCGCTGGGACCAAACAGCTCCATCTCGTGCCGGAGCTTCTCAAAATCAACCGCAGCCTGCCGGCCGGCAAAGCCACCACTGAGCATGGCCGTGCGCAAATCCTCCAAACGCTGTTGATTGCCAAAGAAGCTCTGCGACTGCTCCTGCACCTTTTCGTTGATGGCCGACAGCGCTAGAACTAGTTTTTCTTCACTGCCGCCCATCTGCTCGGCCGCGATAGTGAGCTTCTGGTATTCCTGCGGCGAGGTGCCGGCCGCGATCGAGGCTTCCTTGATCTGGGACGCGGCATTGGCGGCAGAGGTGGCGATGGCAAAGAAGGCCGCCGGCACCGCGGTCAACGCGGCGGCGGATTTGAGCACCGTCGAGCCCATGGACTGCAGCACGCCCGTCACACCATCGCCAAACTCGCGCACCCTGCCGAATGCCCCGGAAAACGCCGTGCCGACGCCCTGCAAAGCGAGGCCAACCCGTGCACCAACATTGACGGCAGCGACCAGGCGCTGCTGGGTTGTCTGGACCGCGCTGCCGAACTGGGCAAAGCCCGCTCCGCTCTGTGCCGCAGCCCCGCCAGCGCCGGCCATGCGCTGCCGCAACTCGTCGACGGTGGCACCAGCGCGCTTGGTCGACGCTTCGAGTGCGCTGACCGGACCGCTGAGATTGACCTTCTCGCCGGCCTTCTGCAGCTGCGCGAAGGCGTCCTCGCCGGCCTTGCCGAGATCGGCGAGCGCCCGCTTGATCTGGTCGCCACCCTCAAGCGCGATGCGCTGGGAGATGGTTGGGCGCGCCATGTCAGTCGTTCCTGAAGTGCTTCAGATAGAGCTCGGGTAGCCGTGCCGCCGCGCGCTCGATGGCGTCGATGATGGCAAAACGCTTCGTAATATTGGCTGCGTCGATGCCGACATAGAGCGGCACGAGCTGCACGGTGCCCCTGCCGCCGGGGTTGCGGCCACGGCGAAGCAGGCTCAGTGAAATGCTCTTGCCGGCGCGCGCATTCGTCATGCGCACATTGGCGCCGAGCATCAGCGGCTTGCCTGGCCGACGGATGGTATAGAGCGGCGAGCCAACCAACTCGCGGAACTTCGACGGCGGGATGCGTTTGCCGCCTGATCCGAACGGCGCGTTCGGCAGCGGCAGCCACAGATACGGTTTGCCGTGGATGACGGCACCCTGCTCGAACACCTCGGCATAGGGCACCTTGTGGTAGATCAGCGCCGCCGCCCGCATGCTATCGCGGCCTTGCGGATAGACCTTGGCTTGCAACGCGTTCTGCCATTTTCGGCTGAAGCCAGCCGCCGCGATGCTGGCGCGCCCTTCCGCCTTGGCAAGCTCTGATGCCTCGCGCACCGCGGACGTAGCCGCACGTGCCATCGGCTTCTCGCCTTCTGTCAGCGCGCGGAAGAACCCGCCGGCGACCGCCGACAGTGTTAGGCGCACCGACATCGCTTTAATCTCTCTGCAGGCGCTCGATCTGGCGCTTTAATACGCGCGGTTCGCCGCGGGCGGCGAGCGCATCGAGCGCTAGCTGCTCGGCCGCCTCGCGCTTTCTTCTCCGTTCCGCGAAATACAGCGAGCCCGCGATCTCGCGCGGCGTCATCGCCCAGACCTCGTTGCGTGGATAATTGGCGGCGATCAGCGCGTCGATGGCTTCGGCGATTTCGAAGCCGGCACCGAAACGGATGGAGCGGCGTCGAGCAGATGCCCGACCGCCGTCAGCTTCTCGACGAAAGGGCCAAGGCCCACCGGCAGTGTGAGGCGCAGGATCGCGGCGAGGAGATCGGCCTGGGCGTCGATCGAAAGCCGCCCCGCTACCGCTTCGGCCTTCTCATCGCCGGGATAGCCGCAGCCGGCAGCGAGAATAGCTGCGATCGCATCGCCGCCCATCGCCATCATTTGCGCGGCTTCCACCTCCTGCCCGGTCATCAGCATCCGCAACTCAGGGAAGCGGCCAAGCAGGTGCGCCACGCCCTTTGCAGAGATGCCATGCACGGCAACGGGCGCGCCCTGCACATCGACGGTCTCGATCTTGGGCGCGATGTCGATTAGTCCGACCATGGAGGTCCTTTCGTGGATGGGGTGGAGCAACGACGGCTTGGGCGCGCGAACACGCAGCCCTCGCGCCTTTGTCAGGAAAACAATTGTTTGTGGGCGCCGTCACCTGCGACCTCGCGCCGGCTCGGTGTGTTTGGTAAAGTTGAACTATGAACCTCGACGAGATTACATCCGCGCTCAAATCACCAGATATTCCACCATCAGCTGCATTGATGGCTGGTCTTGCCAAGGCTGATGAGTTGGCGCCCGTTGTGTATGGCGCTGCCGACAAGTTTTGCCGGGGCGTCTACCTGCTCCCCGAGGAAAGCGAGCTACTCTTTTACGGTCTGCACATTCTTGCCGCCGCAAAACACCCCGAGTTGTTCGATCACGTGATGGCAATCGCCGGGCAGCCCGAAAACGAACTCCAGCAACTGTTTCCCGATCACATCCCGACAAGCCTGAAACGACTATTGCTCAGCGTCTGGAATAATGACGCCGATGGGCTGTTCAACTTGATCGAACATGGTGAACTTATTCCAGACACCCAGTGGGCTCTGTTTGACGTGCTTGCCAGATTGACCTTCGATGGCCAGATCCCGCGTGAACGCACGATCGAATTTCTCGATCGCCTGGAGCGTCATCAAATATTCGACGAAGAGGATTCCACCTGGTGGGGGTGGGAAGAAGCCGTAACCAAGCTCGGTATCAAGCAACTCGAACCGGCGCTTCGCCGTGTATGGTCCAAAGAGGTCAACCGGTATCATACCAAACAGGATCATACTGAAAGCCTGGAGGAACTTAGCCGCGCGGCCGCGAACCCTACAGACCCCGGCCTATTTGACGAGGTAGAGACGAGATCCATCGACGACCCGGTCGAAGCCGTCTCCTGGGTCGAGCGGCGAGAGCAGATGGCTTTGACGTGGCGATCTGATCGCGAAGACGAGGATGGCTTTGCCGACGAAGATGATCCCGCAAAGTCGATACGCCTGACGGAAACCGAGCGCAGCTGGTTGGCTGGATTTCTAGTGAGCAGTCAGGTGCCCATCACGACCATGCCGTTCGAAATGCTCGACGGCCTGTTCACGGCGCTGGTGATCGGCCCGCAGGCGGTTTTGCCATCACAATATATGTCCGAAATCTGGGGAACCGATGACGGCAACGGTCCTGGGTGGGACAGCATGGAGCAGGCCCAATACTTCATGGACCTGCTGATGAAGCACTGGAATGCCATCGCAGCACGCCGTAACGCCGACGCACCTCATGATCCATTTATTCTTCCATCTAGCGACGAAACAATCGGCTACTCATGGGCCCGAGGTTTCTCTGCCGGGGTTGCTCTCGTCGAGACCAGTTGGGAGCCACTGTTTAAGGACAGACGCGCAGCCGAGATTGTTATGTCGATTTTTGCACTTGATCAAGACGACCCCGAAGTTTCTAAAGAACGGATAACACCCAAGGAACGGACCGAGATCGTAGAGCAGCTCCCCGTCATTCTTCAACTCATCGCAGCTTATTGGCGCAATCCTGAACGGCAGTTGCCGCGCCTTGAGCCTGTCCGCTCGACCAAGGTTGGCAGAAACGAGCCGTGCCCTTGTGGCTCCGGCAAGAAATTCAAGAAATGCTGCGGCAGCGGTTCGTCGCCGACTTTGCACTGACAGGACAATCGTCGACAAATCTTGTCTTAGCGTGCCGCCCCCTCAGGGGCTGACGACCTGTTCGCGCACCGTCCAGGTGCCGAACTTCCCCAGATCATTGGCAAGCGCCTCGCCCTCGACTTCGATGTTGCCCCACTCGTCCGAGATTGGATTGAGTGACTTGCCGGGCTTGAACACGACCCGGAACAGATCGATGTCCATCTGCGGGCCGATCTCGTTGGTGCCCTCGTACTTCAGCTCACCCTCAAAGGTATTGCGCGAGAAGATATCGATCACCTTGTTGCCATCGGTGTCGGTGCTGATGTCACCGAGCAGCATCATGGCGAGGTTGTCGGCGGTCCACTCGTCCATGACCATGGTCACGGTCATCTTCTTCTCAGTGACCACTTCCATGTCCTTCTTCTTGACGCCTTCGCGCGAGGAAAAATGCTCAAGCGTGGTAATGTTCGGCGCGGTTTCGAGCGAGCTGACGTTGCCGACGTCGCGGAACGTAATCTCGCCGACTGCCTTGAAGCTGATCTTGCCTTTGCCGACGTAGTAGTTATCGGTCGAGGGGGAAACGGGCATTGCGGGCCTCCATCAGGATGGGATTAGAGCTGCTCGGGGCGCAGCACGTAGGCGAAGGTGAACTGAACGCCCATGGATCCTTCCATGGAGCGGCCGTGGCCGAGATGGGTCGAGCAGCCGGCGTAACGAACGCGGCCGTTGGCACCGGTGAGCGCAATCAATTGCGGGTCCGTGAGCACGGCCTTGACCAGTTTGGCGCGCAGCGCGTTGAGCGCGGAACCGACGCTCTCGGGCGAGGCGCCCAAGAGGATCAGTACCTCAGGCGTCATCGCCACGAGGTTGGGCGCACGCCCTGGATGGTCCTGGCGTTCGGCGGCTTCATCGGCCGACTCGTCGGCGTCGAACACTACGATGGCAGGCCGCGACCGCTCGCTGATCTCGTCTTGGTTGCGCACAGCCATGGCAACGCCCGGGACGCTGGCTGCCACCTGGAGGAGCCGCGCCAGGATCTCCTCGCGCTTGTCCATCAATATCCCTGCATCAGGATAACGCGGAGCTCATCGCCGTTGTCGAGGAAACTCTTGATGCGCCAGGTCGCGCCGTTGAATGCGACCTCGGCATCGACGAGATCGCCAAAGGTAATGCCGAGGCCGACGATCGCGCTGCGACGCACGTCAACCGCCGGGCGAATGGTCTGCACCCCGATCATGCCGGCTTCATCGACGGTGACGCCCTTGGTGTGGTCGATCACCACAAGGTCGTAGCGGGCCGGGCCGATCGTGAGCACCGCCGGTTGCCCGAACGTGCCATAGACCGGCCCGAACACCAGGGCGTCGAAGTCGATCATGACGCCGCTTAGTTGCTGGTCAGGATCTTGACCGCTAGACGGGGCCGCTTGTTCACGGGCAGCGGAGACGCTTCGGTCTTCACATCGATGGCACTACCGTCCTGACGTGCGATCTGGCGAGCATAGATCGGCAGCCCCATGGTGTTGACGGTCTCGATCAGGTTCGCCGGTGCGCCGTAGGTCACGAACGTATCCATAGTGCCGAGCGGGAACGCGATGCCTTCGTTCGCCGGGACCAGCGTCTCGGTCGCGCCGGTCGATAGCGTGACGGTGGCGTAGTATTCCTCGAACACGATGCCCGCGAACGGGAACCGACGGCGAGTATCTTCCCGAAGCGGCTGGGCGCCGGTCGAGGAGAAGTACTTGTAGGCGTCCTCGACCTTGGCGTGACCGATCAGCTTGTCGAAGAAGCCCGGGCTGACCAGCGCGAGCACCCCGTTCATGATCTCGCCTTTGAGTTCGGTCTCGATGTTGCGCAGCACCTCCCGGCACTTGGCCTGGACGTTAGTGCCCGCGGTCCCGAGCACGAAGTCGACCGACTGCTGGGCAAGGCCAAACTCGTCGAAGTAGTCGTAGAGCTCGGTACCGGCGCCGTCCTTCACTACGCCGCGCAGCGCATTGATCTCCATGTATTCTCGGGTCTGCGCGTGCTTGGCCCGCATGCGCGTGATCTTGCGCTCCATGACGGTGGCGAGCGGGTCGGCAGCGTCGGCGACGCCGAAGCCGCGCACACCCTGGATATCCTGCGGCGTGATCACGTCATCGTGCGGAATCCAAGGCACGGTGAACGAGCGCGTCGAGCGCGTGTCTCGGTTGGCGACCGTTGCCGGCCCGCCGAGCGGCACAGTCGGCAAGAGGTTCAGCACGCCTTCGGCCTGCTCGATAATGACGCTTCGCTGGGTGATGCCCTCGAAGCGAAACAGGCCCATCTCGCCCAGCCGCGTGTAGACGTTGGGCAGGATGTTGATAGCCGAGGTCATCTCGGCGAGCGAGTAGCCGCCCGCGTCGAAGGGGTTGATCATAGGTGCCATGAGAGGGGGTCCTTAAAAAGCCAAAGGCCCCGACGGCTTTGCCGTCGAGGCCCGGATGAAGGGTCAGGGTGTGAAGATCGGGAGCGGGACGGATCAGGCGGTGTCGCGGGGAACGAGACCTGCCGCGGCGAGCTGACCGTGCTTGGTCCCCTTCTTGGTCGCATCATCGACGGAATCGTCGAACACCAGCGCGGCCTTCGATACGATGGTGGGGCCGCGGGATATAACCAGGCCGGTCTTGTCGGCGGCTGTGGCGTCCACTGCCTCGATCAGGACTGCGACGGCGACCTCCGCGCCTTCATCGCCGGTGACTTCGGCGTCAGGTGAGAGCCGGTACTTGCCGGAAGCAGTGATCTTACCCAGCACCGAACCGAGCGCGTAGTTCGCGCCTGATTTGAGTGTCGCGGTCTCGCGGCAGTAGTTTGCGTTGAGTTCAAACTTAAGCAGGTCGCCGAGTGTCGGCGACATCGTCAGCGTAGTCATATCTTGTGCTCCTTCGAGTGATCAGGCGCGCGCCGCCGCGGCGCGTTCCTTGGCACGCCGCACGATCGGGCTGTCGCCCGCGACAGGTGTGGATGGGGCCGCTGCGATGACGCTAGTTGCCTCGGCGCGCGCGGCAAGCGCATCGAGTACGGAACGGCGGAGCTCATTAGCCGAGATGCCCTTAGCCATGGCATCCGCAGCATCGACCGTGACGCCGAGCCGAGCGGCTTGAGCAGCAAGGGCAGCAATGTCGGCATATTCAGCCCGCAGCTTGTCCGCCGTGCCGGGGTCGTTCACGGGTTCGGCCGCGGGCTCCGATTCCGGCGTCTGGATCGGTGCAGGCGCCTGAATGGGTCGAGGGGCCGGTTCGCAAGGTGGCGCCAGCGGCGCTGCCTCCAACGCGAGCGACGGATGCTGCTCGCTTGCGTCCTGCTCAATCCGTTCGGTCTTGTTCGTCGCCATGGACGTGCTCCTCTTCGGTATCGGGTTGATGATGATGCGCGCAGGCAACGCCGCCTGGTCGAGCTCGGCGGCCATGTCGGCAATCGCGAGATCGAGCGTTCCCACGCGATCGGCAAGACCAGCGCGGATTGCCAGCTCACCGCGATAGACGGTGGCGTTGGTTCCGCGCACGGCCTCATTGGTCAGACCGCGGTTGCTGGCCACGAGCCCGCACAGTTGCGCGTAGAGATGATCGACGTCGGCCTGGATCGTGGCGCGGGCACGCGCGGACAGCGGCTCGTGGCCATTGCCGTCGACCTTGCTTTCACCGGCGAACACGAATGTCCAAGCCAGCCCAGCTTTTGTATCGGCCCCGCTTTCGTCGACATGAACCGCAACCACGCCGACGGATCCGACCTCGCCGGTCCGCGTTACGTAGAGCCGGTCGGCAGTGCTCGCGAGCGCATAGGCCGCCGACAGCGCGCCTTCGTTCGCCACCGCCCACAACGGCTTGTTGGTCACAGCCTTGATCGCGCTTACCCGCTCGACCAGATCGAACAGACCGCCGACCTCGCCGCCTGGCGAATCGATGTCGAGAATGACACCCCGAACTGAAGCATCGGCCATGGCGGACGCGATGGCGTCGCCAATCTCGCCGTACGACAGCAGGCCACTCGCGGCATCGAGATAGCCCGAGCGGCTCACCAGCGTGCCGACCACAGACACCACCGCGATCCCCTCCCCGGTGATCGCGGTCTGCGGTACAGGATCGGTTGCCGTATCGGCCGGCTGCAATGGCATCCCGGCAAACCGCGGTGCCATCACGCCAAGGATTACTTCGAGCTTGCCGCGCGCGATCATCAGCGGCGTCCCGAACACGCGGGAGGCCACGTGGGGCAGGTCGATCATTTGGGCGTACCGCTATCGATCAGGTTCAGGCAGCAGTGGCGTCAGCCGTTGCGCCGGTATCACTTGGCATTTGCGCTGCATTTGTGGGCGCGGCCGATCCAAAGGTCAGGCCAAGCGATTGCTCTCGCGCCTTGTCGGCCGCAATCTCGGCGTCGACCTGCTCGGCGTCATAACCGCGCTCGGCCAGCGCCTGGGTGCGGCTCTTGAGGCCGGCATCGATCTGTTCGATCTCTGCCCGGGCGTCTTTCAGCGGATCGACCCAGTCCCACTTCGGCGGCAACCAACCGCAGGCAAGATACTCACGCCGGCGCTGGTCGTAGTCCGGAAGATCAAGCGCGCCCGCGAGCACCGCCGTGTCCATCCAGCGCGCCCAGACCTGGCGGCACAGCTGCCAGACGATTACGGCGTGCTGGTAGGCTTCGATGCGCCGGCGGAACTCCAGCAGCGCCAGGCGGGAGTTCGAATAATTGGCCTTGAGCATGTCGTTCGACAGGTACGCGTAAGGTACGCCAAGCGCGGCCGAAACCTGCAACAGCGTGCGGTACTGGAACGGCTCGTAAGTCTGCCCTGAATCCGCCGGTGCCGAAGTCTGCACCTCTTCGCCGGGCTCCAGCATGGTGATCTGGCCCGGCTGCAGGTCGAGCGTGCGCTCGTCGTTCTCGTCGCGGCCCTCCGCCGCATCGAGCGGCTCGGCTGGCGCCGGCGTTGTTATGAACAGGGCGTGCATCGCCGCGACCTTCTTCCGGTCGAGCTCGGCATCGTCATACTGGTCGAGCAGAAACAGCTTCACGATTCCGGCCGCAAAGCGCGAGATTCCACGCAGTTGTCCGGCATCGACCGGATCGATGATGTGCACGATCTCGGAGGCCGGGATGCGCACGATATCACCGGCAAGACCAGGGTCGGTCATGTCGCCCGGGTGCCGGCGCAGGAAATGGTAAGCCACACGCCGCCCGATCGCGTCGAACTCGATGCCCTGCCGGATGACGTTGCCACCGGGTGAGATTTCGTTACGGTTCAGCGGCAGCATCTCCGAGGGCAACATCTGCAGCTGCAGCGGAACTGTCAGCCCATCCTGCGGCCGGCGCGGGCGGAACCGGAAGAACACCTCGCCGGCGATGAAAACCTCGCGCGCCGCGCGCCGCTGCAGTCCATAGAAGTCGGTAAACCCTTCGGCGTCGGCCTCGTCGGTCCAGTCGAGCCAAAGCTTCTGTACCTTTGCCTTGAGCGCAGAATCCGTGATCAGGGACGACGGCTTAATGCCCGCGCCGACCACGTTGCCGGCCCAGCTCTCGATGGCGTTGGCGGCATAGCCATTGTTGCGAACGAGCCAGCGGGCGCGGGCGGTAATATCGGGGCCGGCCGCCGCGATCAGCGTGTTGAGATGTGCCCGGCTTGGCTGGAAGCCTTTGAGCCGACGGTTCGCGAGCCCCGCCTCGAACCCGCCGATGAACGCACCGACGCGGCGTCGGAACTGCTTCATCGATGCAAGCACGAGGTCAGAGTCCTTTCGAAGCGGACGTCAGGATCCGGCGGCGCCGACCCCCTTCACCGGCTGTGGCGATCCGACGTTCGAGATCGGTGATGGCCGCCGCCATCTCGGTGTCCGTGGCATAGGTAACGCGCCGGCCGTCGATCTCGACGGTGCGGACGCCGCGGTAACGCGCGGCGAGCAGCGCCTCACGCTGCGCGGTCATCTCTTCGAGGGTCATGGGTTCAACTCATATAGCTCGACCGGAACACCCGGCGGCCATGGCGCTTCGGCCCGCGCCGGATCACGCCAGCAATGTTTTCAGCCGATGCTGCGGTCTCGACCGGCCGGACCACATCCTCTTCTGCCGAGACTCCGACCTGCTGCTCGAGGTTACGCCACATGGCCTCAGTCCACCGATCGGCGCCGGCGATCCAGGCCGCGGCTCGCGCATAGACACGGCAGTCGAGCGCCTCATTGCGTTCGCGTAACTTCTGCCATTCGAGCCGCTGAAACCCGCGCTTGGTCTTGATCGTCACCAACTGCTCGGCGACGAGCTGCTTGATCCATTCGGCATCGCTGCCGCGTGGTAAGTGCACATACCCCGCCGGGAACTTTGCACCCGCGGCGATTTCTTCGTCGGTCGGCGCCAACAGGCGAAGGTAGCGATAGGTTTCGCTCTTGAATGTTGCGACTGCAATCGTCCACAGGCGCGCGCCGCGGCGAAGTTTCTTGCCGCCTTCTGTAACGTCAACATGCGTCGGGCCCGCGACCGGCGCCGAACGGTTGAAGCCCTCAACGCCCTTGATCGGCGCGACCTGCGCGTGACCGGACCGGCGCGCCCAGGCGTAGACCGCGGGCGATTCATAGCCGGTGTCGATTGCGAGCTTGGCAAGACCGAGCTCGGCGCCGTGAGCATGCGGCCAGGTTTGATTCAACAATTGGCCGAGGGTGTTCCAGGTCTCGGCGTGCTCGGGTCCGCCTTCGACCACGATGTGATCGATCAGCCAGCTTTCTAGGCCTCTACCCCATGCCCAAACATCGACCTCGATGCGGTCCTTCTGCACGTCGGCGCCGGCGGTCAGAAACAGTCCGCCCCTCGGGACGGTGCCGATCTGCCAGGGTTCACGGCGCTCATAGAGCCGTTGCCAGTCCGGCGCCTCGCCGGTCTCAACCCACGTCAGGCCCAGCACGCCGTTCTTGAAGCTGCGCTTGGCCTCGTCGGTGGCCTGCGCCGCCTCCCACATCCGGGCGATATCGGCCCAGGAGAACCAGCCGACCGGCGAATAGAGTGCCGAGAGATGGAACCCGATCGTGCCAGGATCAGCGCCTTCCGCAGTGGCCCGCCACTCGCCGGCCTGGAGCATGGCGGTCTTGTGGTGCTCCTCAATCCGGCCATCGCAAGCCTCGCATATATAGTGTGTGGTCTCGGGCTTCCCCTTGTCCCAGCGCAACCGCTCGAACAAAAGCCACTGCATGTGCTCGCAATGCGGGCACGGCACGAAGTAACGGCGCTGGTCCGAGGTCTCGTACTCCCGCTCGATCCGCGAAATCCCCTGGATCGTCGGGGTCGACGCAAGGAACGCCTTACTCCGCCACGAGAACGTGCGCGTACGTGCTTCGGCCAGCGCAACGGGATCGCCCTCCTCATCAGCCGAGGGCGGATAGGCATCGACCTCGTCGAGAAACAGGTAGCGCGCCGGCATCGAGCGCAATCCGACCGCGCTGTTGGCGCCGGTGATGATGAGCAACCCTGCCGGAAACTCCTTCGACAAAACCGTGTTGCCGGCGTCGCGGGCGCGGGAAGGTTTGACCCGTTCCCGCAGTGCTGGGCTCTCCGCAATCAGCGGTTCGATGCGTTGCCGCGAAAAACGTTTGGCAAGTTCGACCGTCGGCTGCACCGCCAGCATCGGCCCCGGTGCGTGATGGATGATAAAGCCAATCCAGTTATTGCCGGCCTCGGTGGCGCCGACCTGCGCCGCCTTCATGAATACGATCCGCCGCGCCGGATGCGAGGGCGACAGCGCATCCATGATCGCGCGCATGTAAGGTGTGCGATCGGTGCGGTAGCGCCCAGGCTCCGCCGAAGCGCGCGGGCTCAAGTAGCGGTGAACATCCGCCCATTGCGAGACGGTGAGCAGCGGATCGGGCCTGAGCCCATCGCGCCAGCACTGCCACAGCTCCTCACCGCCGTCGAAGTCGACCAAGTCATCGGAACTCTGACCGAACCTCGGTGAGTTCGGCGAGGTGAGCGCGGACATGCATCTCCAGAATCTTTTGCATCGGATGCGCTTCCACGCCGAGCTCGGCTGCCATCAATGCTGCGACCCGCGCTGGCCAGTTGACCCAGGTGTCGCGCTCCTCGCGCGCAAGCCGGAACACCAGCGCGGTGGCGCGGGCGCGATCGACGAGCTCGCCCTTCATGCGTTGCAGACGTAGCCGCGCAAGATGCGCCTTGGCGATCTCGTGCGCGGTGCGCGCCTGCACGAAGGTGACATTGCCTCCTGCCGGGAGGCCTTGTTCTTTCAGCGTCTCGCGCACCGAGCCAACGGCCGCTTCTGCGACCGGCCGGAGTTTCTCCGCAACCGGCTTGCGACGACCCGGATCGCTCGAGCGCTCCCAGGACGCATTGGCCTTGGCTGCATCAACGGTGCCGTCTGGCTCCAATATCACGCGGCCTTGCTTGATCGCGCGCAGAACTGCGACGTGGCTTACCCCACGCTGCCGCGCATAGGCGCGGATTGATAATCCCATGATTGTTCTCGCGCAAACAAAGCAATCAAATTGCTCGTAATCGACTTGGCTGTCGATGCAATCGAAGCATTCATGGCGTCACCACCGCAGGAGACCGCCATGCGCAACCGCACCGACGACCGCACCGCCCTCGACGCCTTCATCGCCAACAAGGCCGAGATCGACACGATGCTTAATCGCCTCCAAGCGCTGAGCGACGAGCACTTTGGATACAGCCCCGACGACATCAACTGGGGCCACGTCGGCACCCTCACGCACTACGCCGAGCTGCTCAAGCGCATCACCGACGCGGCCTTCAAGGAAGGCGAGCACGCCGCATAGCCGGCCGCGCTCTAAACCTCGCCCCGCGCGGTCACGGCCGCCGGGGCTTGGGGCAGTAGCAGGGCCGCGATGGTCGCGGTCCGCTACTTAAGGAGCAACGCCATGCCACAACTTTCCGATTCTCAACTCGTCGTTCTGACCGCCGCTTGCCAGCGCCCTGACCGCTGCGTGTTTCCGGTCACCGCGAAACTCAAGGGCAATGCCGCTGGCAATGTGCTCAAGAGCCTGCTGAAGAAGGAACTCATCAAGGAGGTTCGCGCCAAGCGTGACGACACGGTTTGGCGTCACGACGAGAAGCGCGGGCGGATGACGCTCGTTGCCACCAAAGCCGCATTCGCCGCGCTGGGCATTGACGAACGCGAAAAGGAACTGGAAGCGGAGCCTGATGAGGCTGCTACGCCATCAACCGAAGTTGAGGCTGAACCGAACCAACGCCCAAATGCATCCAAAACAAAGAAGCCAAAGACTCGCCGCAGCCGCGACGACAGCAAGCAGGCGGAACTCATCGTGATGCTGAAGCGGACCAAAGGCGCGAGCATCGAGGAGATCGTTGCCGCCTTCGGTTGGCAAGCCCACACCGTGCGCGGCGCCATTGCCGGTGCACTCAAGAAGAAACTCGGCCTGGATGTCACCTCGGAGAAGGACGAGAAACGCGGGCGAGTTTACAAAATCGCCGGTTAGGACGCTCCGAAAGACTGGCCGGTGGCAGCGTGTTTTGCACTGCCACCGGTCGTCGTTTGCCAGCGCTGAACTATGACATCGACGTACTTTGGATCGAGCTCAATTAGCCGCGCCCTGCGCCCCGCGTGTTCTGCTGCGATCATCGTTGTGCCTGACCCGCCGAACGGGTCGAGCACGATGTCGCGGCTCTTGGACGAATTCCGGATTGCCCGCTCAACCAGCGCCACCGGCTTCATTGTCGGATGCAGATCGTTTTTGTGTGGCTTGTCGAAGAACCAAACGTCGCCCTGGTCGCGGGCGCCGCACCAGTAGTGATCGGTGCCGTCCTTCCAGCCGTACAGGATAGGCTCGTACTGGCGCTGGTAGTCAGCGCGCCCGAGCGTAAAAGTGTTCTTGGCCCAGATCACAAACGTCGACCATTTTCCGCCGGCCTCGCGGAAAGCCTTTTGCAACCGGTCGAGCTCAGACGACGACATGCAGATGTAGACCGCACCCTTGGTGAGCGTGAGGATGTTGACGCAGGCGTCGTAGAGCAGCGCGCCGAAATCCTCGCCGAGCGCATCGTTGAGGATTGGACGATTCTTCCCCCGCAACTTGTCCTTCGCCGTGTTGGCATAATTCACATTGTAGGGCGGGTCCGTGAAGGCCATGTCGGCGAGCTCACCTCCCAGCACCTTCTCGACATCGGTCAGGACCGTGGCGTCGCCGCATAGCACGCGGTGCTCACCGCATATCCACAAATCGCCCGGACGGCTGACTGGATCGACCGGAGGCTCCGGCACCTCGTCTAGATCGTCGGCCTCGTCCAGTGTGCCGGCGAGTAGCCGATCGATATCGGTCTCGTCGAAGCCGAGCAATGCCAGGTCAACGTCTTCGTCACGCAACGCGGCGAGTTCAGCGCCGAGCATCTCGTCATCCCAACCGGCGTTTTCCGCGATACGATTATCCGCGATCATCAGCGCGCGGCGCTGCGTTGGCGTCAGATGCGACAGCACAATCACCGGCGCGTCAGTTAGCCCCAGCTTGCGCGCAGCAAGCACGCGACCGTGGCCGGCCACCATCACGCCATCGTCGCCGACCAACACCGGGTTCACAAAGCCGAACTCGGCGATCGATCCCGCAATCTGCGCCACTTGCTC